AATTAATCCAGCAGAACCATCATAGTAACCACTTCCAGCAAGATCAATTAATGTTATATCTGAATCGCCTTGTTCGATAATTTTAACATGACCAGTATCATCATCAGCAGTACCCTCAACTAATCCCCACCAAATTCTTTTAATATCCAATTTTGCACCATTGGCGTGTCCGTCTAGTGCAGATGCATCCAAAATAGCATTAGTTGTAGTTGTGTCATTTGCAATATTTACTAATATAGTAACTATTCCACCATTACCAGTAGTTCCAACTGTGGTATCCCTCAATGTTCTTGTTGTAAAAGCCATTATTTACTCCTTAAAATGATAACATTTCTTTTTCAAAATATCTCATAAGTTCCTTTTCTGGCACCTTATATTTCTTAGATATTTGATTAATAGTTTTTTCAAAAGTATTTAGGAAATCTGAAGGTTTAGAGTCCATTTTTGCGAAAATTTCGTCAACAGCACCTTTCATCTTCGGAGAAAGTTTTTTATACTCCTTAGATTTCTTATGTTCATCTTTCTCTGGGAGAGATGTATATAGTGAATTAAACTGTTTCATCTTCCTCTACTTCTGGTATGTGGTTCTTTACGAAAGTTCCAGCTACTTCTTTTCTTTTTGTTTCTAGTGCTTGACCAACTCTGTCAGTCATTGCAGACTTAAAAGCATCTTCTGCACCTAAGTTGTTATTGTTTTGTAATTCATTTACGAAATCTTCTGCACTCATTATTTATCTCCATTTTCTTCTGGTGGTTCTTCACCATTATATTTTGCTACGTCATCAGCTGGTATTGGTGTTCCGTCAACAGATGGATATCTTGAAATACCATCTGAATTATCTGGAACATTAACTCCACCCTCGTCTGGGTCAAGTCCAGATTCTTTATTCATCTGTGCTTGCATATTTTCAATCTCATGGTCAGTAAAATTAAGAACATTTTTCTGTACCCATTCTTTACTATAAAACGTACCAATATAACTTTCGATAGTACCTAATAGTTCTACTCTATCTCTCATTAATTCAGCAGCTTTTAATTCTGCAAAATGTCCGTCTTGTAAGAAATCATATTGAATATGTTGAGAAATTCTTTTCCAATCTTCTAAAGTAACCACACCTTTAAGAATAAGTTGTGTTTTTAGAATATCAGTAAATAGTGGTGTGAATTTTTTACGGAGTCTTTGTACAAATTTTGTAAATTTTAATTCATCTCTTGTAATCTCTGTAGAACGACCAAGACTAAAACCAGCTTCTGCTTCCAATCTTGAAATTGGTACGTTCAATGATCTAAATAACTTCTGTTTGAAATATGTAATATCATCAATCTCACCAAGATTAGAACCACCAGCCAAAGTAGTTATCTCTGTACCACGACCACCTTCTCTACGAGGCAACCAAAAGTCTTCTAACATTGACATATGATTTCTATCATCTCTGATCTCTCCAGTAGATGCATCATATGTAAGTTTGTTACGATATCTAGCCATAACATCTTTTAAGTATTGTTCTGCTTTAGCTTTGGGTAAATTACCAACATCAATATAAAATATACGTCTTTCAGGCGCTCTTGATACACGATAGATAACAAGAGAGTCTTCAATCATTCTTAATTGATTAACTGGTTTGATTGCTTTGTGTAAGTAAGAAAGAACATGACCTTTATTCTGGTCAATTAAACCAGATGGTACATAAGTTATACTGTCTGGAGAAATTCTAATTCCCTCATTAGTTCCAGTCTGAACTCCCTTACCATTATACATAAAATATTCATCTACTTTACTGATAAGTTCTATACCAGAATCTTGTTTCTTTTCTTTTTTAATTTCTTTGACTTTACGAATCTTTTTAGGGTCAATGTATCTTAATTCTTGAACACCTTTTCTTGGGTTTTTTTGGTCAATAACTTTATGATAATACATTCTTCCATCAACATACCAACGTCTGAATATGTCATGTCCTTTAGTGTCAAAGTCAAGGAGTTCTAGAACTGTATCAAATTCTTCTCTAATTCTGTCTTTGATTTTTTTAGGAAGCATGAGTCTATCAAGTTCAATGGCAACAGCTGCATCTTTTTCATTTGCAACTATTCCCTCATTGATGATGTCTTCAATCGCACTATCGCACTCTGGTTGTTGTGCAATATCACGATATCTACGAATCAAATCCATTTCAGTTCGTTCACGACCATCTGTATTTAACAGTTGTGAATAGAAACCACCACCAGCAATCTCAAGAGTTCCGTCTTCTGAACTAGGTTCAGTAAACTTCTCTTGAGAGCCAGAGTCTTTTATTTTTTCAAATTTAAAACCAAAAAGTTCAGCCATAATATCTCCTACTAATGTCTTCTATTTAGTAGGTTAGAAACTAACGCCTGAAGGCTCAAAGTGTTGATATCTCCAAGTAACTTCAAAAGTTTCAATTGCAGTTGCTTCTTCATTAGTTAATTCAATTGCAGCAACTGTCAGAGGATATGCATTTCTAAAAATATAACTCTTTAAAACTGTATCATCTCTATCTAGTTGTTCTACTGTTAAATCAGACTGATAATCAGCAGGATTAATTAAACCAGTATTGTTTGCAAAATCATTGATACCATTTTGCCACAATTCCATTGCGTTTCTTATCATAAAGTCTGTATCATTGTAAAATGTTGTTGACCAACTATCTGGAGCTGGTCTATCACCAGAGATATATACGTTTCTACCTCTGAATGGTATTGCAATTTCACCTAAAGTTGATGCAGGCAGATTTGATGCAGTTACAAGAAATGAAGTTCTACGAATATCAAGTCCAGTTGCAATGCCTGGTGGAGGAACTACTGTTACCCTATATTGGTTAGCTCTTGCACCACCACCGATTAAATTTGCTTTAAAGTCATCTATGTTTCCCATAATTAACCTCCTACTTCACTAAACGATACACCTGTTCGTACAGCGATAAAGTTAAGTGTTATAAAGTTGATTGACCTTGCTGGTTTGATATAAATGTCTGCGATAAACTCGTTTCTGTCAATGACTTCGCCAGTATTATTTGAACCATCACATTTCACACTAAAGTCTATGATACCTCGTCTACCTTGAATATCCCTCAAGAAAGGTTCTACTAAGTTTCTAAATTGTGCTCTTGTAAACTCATCATTGAACTCAAAGAGTTGAAATTTAGATGCAGTTGCAATTGCTTTTTCTAGAAGTAAAAATAATCGTCTTACGTTAATTCTATCAAACGCACTTGGTTTTGACAATGCAGTTTTATCTCCAAAGAGTACAACTCCTTGGCCTGGAAAGTTAGTTACAGGATTTATTCTTGCACGATAAAGTTGATCTCTTTCTGCCTTTGTAGGATTGAAAGATAACTTTACTGCACCACGAACATTTCCTCTAGTAAAACCAGCAGGAGAAAAGAAACTATCTGCAATTTGGTCTGTAAATGCACAAAGTCCAGCAATATCTCCGTTCAATGGAACAAATCTATACACATCATTATACTTATCGTACATATATTTGTAACCACTATCGAATACCATATAAGATGAACTTGGACATAAATCAAAAGCAGCTACAACATTTGCCGTTGCAGTATTAGATGTTGCAACACCGACTGTCGCAGCACGATATGGAGAAACAAATCCCACACAATCTCTACGTTTTTCAACAAGTGCAGTAATCATTGTTACATGAGTATCCATTGCTGCAGCTGTATCTGCAACAATACTTGATGCACCACCTAACACTAAATTAATATCTAATGACTCTGTGTCTTCAAATTTATCGTATGCAAGTTCAACTTCACCAGCAGTTGTGACATAATCATCATCTGAACCACCAGTTAATGTATCTATTGTAATATCGGTAACTGAAGTGTATGCTGCTGTTATATCAGTACCCCAGTTAGCACCAGCACTTATGTGGTCAGTCCAGTAAATAAATTGTGATTGTGCAAATAAAACATCTGGATAATAGTTTGTACTTCCTTGTGATGTTCTTGCAACTGGGTTCTTTGACACATGTGCAAAAATTTCAACTACTGAAGAAGTTCTTCCACCAGCAACATCATTAGCAAATCCTGTGATATCACCAGTTGTGTCATAAACAACAATATGAAGTTCATCACCAGTACCACGGCCATTAGCAGTAGACCAATCTGATGTGCCAGGAGCTGAGTCAAATAAATCATAGAACATCCAACGTCTTTTGATGTATGAGTTGTCTGGAATAATACTTTGTAATCCAGCACCATTTGGGTCATCTTTCAGACGAATAGTTAAATCGTTATCAGAACCAGCAGCAATTGCAGTTACTTCGTATTCGTTGTAATTATCAACTGGTACTAAATGTGATGAGTCGGAATAAAATGAAATTAAATCACCGACATTAAATTTGTTACCAGCTGCATCTACATCATCAACTTTAACTGTGGTTGCACCAATAGCATCTTCACCAACTGTTAAATAAGCTCCACCTAATTCTTGTTCATATGCAGTTGCACTTCCACAAATCTGAACAGCGATTGAGTTACCATGTGTTCCAGCAGTTCTTGCAGCCCACTCTCCATGACTTCCTTGACCAGTTGAAAATGATGATTCATAGTGATCATCATCTCTGATAAGTATACCAGAGTTTGCACCAGCATTTAATAGGGAACTCTCTGCTCTTACTACTTTTAAATTATCTGCATATTGTAGAAAGTTTGCAGCAGAAAACCAAGTTTCAAACTGATTAGCAGTATTTTGTGGTTTTCCAAATATTCTTAATAATTCTTCTTCTGACGTAATAGTTGTCACAGAACCAACTGGGCCTTTTTGAAATGCACCAGCAATTGCACCAATAGAGGTGGCGACAGCCGGAACTACATTCGTTAAATCTATTTCTCTGACATGAACGCCAGGTGAGACTAAAAATGACATGATTTTTGCTCCTTTAATTGAGTATTACTCTTTATTTACTTGTATTTATAAAAATTAAGTTTCTAAAAACTCCCTTTTATATGTTCCAAAACTTATAAATAAGAGTATGGAAACACATTATGAAAAATATAAAGAAACCATCAAAAAGGTAGCTCGTAGGAACTACCGAAAACGAGTTCAATGGTTAAACAATAGTCTTGCAGACCAATGTTGTATTCATTGTGGAGAGAGTGAAACAATATGTCTTAAACTCTATCCCCATGATGTAGAAATTCGTAAACAAGCAAAGAGAGTTGGTAGTAATGATGAAAGTAGAAAAGAAATTCATAAATTAATGAATGAATGTAAAGTTGTTTGTTCT